ATGGTTTCACTGAATAAACTTGATACAGTTTACTCAGTACTTATTATGAATGATAAAGGGTATGTACGTTTACTGCCAGTTCTATTACTAATATTTGTATGGTTTGGCGGTTGTACTGTAATTAAAGATATGACTACAGAAGAAGTTAGAAGCCCTTACACAGGTGAAATGGTACATGTGGATAAACCAATAACTTGGGAAAAAGGAGTTGTAAAAGGTTTATTTGTTAGTATGATAATTATTAGTGGAGCTTTATTGAAAAGCATAGAATAGATAATTTATTTCTTATCTACTTTGATTAAAATTTCTTTAGTAATTTCTCTAACTTCCCTGACTTCATCAATAATTTTAGAGTGTTCATTAACGTAAGTATTGTGATTTGCTTTAGTATCACCAGACATATTTTGCACACTATTGGCTAGAGTTCTAAAGCTTTCAGTATCACTTTCTAACTTTTCCACCCATTTTATAATAAGGTTATTTACTCCTATCCATTTAGCTAGTAATACTAAACTTAGAAGGGTGACAATAATTCCTAACCCCACGCCTGCGCTCTGTGTCAATATTTGGTCAACTATTTTAGATTGAGTGTCAGGGTTTAGATTAATATAATTAATTTCTTTAGCAACTTGAGATTTTTCTACTTGTTGTGTCATTTTAATATAATTAGTTTCTTTAGTAATTTGAGGTTTGTCTGTGGGCTGGATCATTTTATTGGGTTAGTCTTATAAATTTACAAAAAAATAGAGCCTCCTTAATTGGAGGCAGGCTATGTTAAATTCCTAACTCTGTAGTTCTGATAAAGTCTACAAAAGCTTGAACATCAGTAGGTTGATTATCTAACACATACTGAATTTGTTCAGTAGCACCTTCTGGGGTACTAGGATCTCTTTCTGGATACAATGAATAATAGTCACTGCTGCTGATCTCTAAAGCTTCCCATGCCGCCTCATTTTCATTAAGTCTAAGGAGTAGCCAATACTCACCTAAAGCATAATCAATCCATTCTTGAGGAGGTAAGGTAGCAACTCTAAGAGGAGGATGAACTACCAAAGCACAATCTATTGGATAAATTGCATAGTTGTCAAATTCATCAATTTCATAGCAGTAAGTATTGTCTTGACCTTGTAAAATACTCATAATATAGTCCTTACTATTTAAGCAGTTTTAAAGAATAAAAAAGGTAAACCAGCAGTAATTTCAGTTAAAGTATCAAGTGGTGCAGTAGTAGGTAGACTACCAGAAGAATAACTCAAAGGATTTCTATACCCATATACCAGGTTAGTAATACCAAAAGTGACTCTACCTAAATAATATATAATTGAAGCTAATGCATTCTCCCCACTAATAGATAGAGACACATTAGAAGTAATAGCAAACCAATACCAACCAGGGTTAAAAGTATAAGATACAGTGTCACCTCTTTCTAAAGTACCAGCAGCATTTAATTCTATTGTTTGAAGTAATAATGTCTCAGGTAAAAAGGTTGTAGAATTATTAGAATAGATTCCAAATCTAAACAAGCCAGTAGCAGTAGTAGCTTGGTTAATTGACATTTTGCTAATAGTTATTGGTTTAGTAATACTAAAAGGATGATAACTAATAGTGTTTGCTGTAGAAGCTGTGGTAATAGCCGCTAACCCATCAGTTTGTGACATTGCGCTATACCATAAACCACTCCTGTAACCTGGGTGATCTCCAATACGATTACTTGGTTCATAACTACTAGTAGCGGAGTTATAAACCAAAGTTTGAGTATTGGTTGGAGTAGTAGAAGATATTGCTACACCTTGAATTTTATTAGCATTCCACTGAGCAGTTGCAGAACCAACTTGAGTAGCAGTAGTTGCATGAGGATTACTGGTATCACTGGTATGGGTAGTTAGTGATGTGCTGGTAGCACCACCAAGGGCAGTTAGGGCAGCAGAAGCAGTAGTAGCCCCAGTCCCACCTTTTGCGATCGCAAGTATACCTGCTAGGTTTCCTAGAGTTAAGTTAGCTTCATTTACATCAATATCTATTTCAGAGTTAGCAGCATCATTTGTAATAGATATTTTATTAGAACCAGCATTAATATTCTTGAATTCTAAGTTAGCTCCAGTCTTTTGCTTAAATACGCCAACTCCACTTACACCCACATTTGATGCGGTATTAGTCTCACCAGTACCACCAGCAGAAATGGTTTGGTTAGTCCACTTAGAAGTTGTGGAGTTGTAAGCTAAAACTTGAGAGTTAGAAGGTGAACTGATAGCAACATCAGTTAGCTCAATTAAAGTGTCTTTAGTGGCAACCAAGTTATCAACTTCAGTTTTAGTATAGGTTGTAGTTTGGTTAGCTTTAGAGGTTAGTAAGGTGTCAGTTTGAGCTTTAGTATAAGTGGTGGAGGCATCAGCTTTTGTTGCTAAACCAGCAGTAAGTTCAGTATCCCTTGTGATGGCATCAGGTATTTGAGTATCAGGAATTTTACCACCACCATCCAAAGTAGCAACCCCCAAGGCAGTACCTTTAGCTGTAATAGGGATAGCACCTGAAATTAAAGTATCAGTTTGATTTTTAGTGTAGACATCAGCAGAGTTAGCTTTAGGGCTTACTAATCCATCAACTTCTGTTTTTGTGTAGGTAGTAGACTGATTAGCTTTAGTGGCTAAAGAAGTAGTTAAATCACTAGTATTAGCCTTCAAAGATAAAGCTGCTGTAACATCACTAGAATTAGCTTTAGGGTTTACTAAACCATCAGTTTGAGTCTTAGTATAATAACCACTAAGGTCAACTGTCACGCCTCCTACAAGGGCATCTGTTTGAGTTTTTGTATAGGTGGTAGCCTGATTAGCCTTAGTATTTAGTAAAGTATTAGTTTCAGGTTTAGTGTAGTAGTTAGTTAAATCAGCACCTGATACGCCTGCTATAAGAGTATCTACTTCAGATTTGAGATAAACAACTGGATCAGAAGAAGTAGAATTAGTTTTAACTTTACCCGCTACAGTATTAGTTGCTATATTTACACCAGCTTGGCTTAATATATAGGTTATTAAAGATTGATGTTGAGGGTCAGAGGAATCTCCTCCACCTTCACGTAGTACAGATAATTCTAAGTCAGAGGTTCCTACAGGTACAATGGCATCAAAAGTTTCTCCACCTGGTAATATGAACCTATAGAAAGATGAGCGTTCACCTTCTTCATTACACCAAAGAATAAAATTTATTTTACCTTCTCTATTGGTGATAAAGTTTTTAGTAACTTCAGGGTATTCTACGTTATTAATAGTATTACCCTTCATGTGAATTACTTGAACAACAGCATTTCTTAGGGGTTCATTATTTAGTCCAATAAATGTAGATTTGATAATTCTTTGAGTTGGCATATTTATTTTATGGATAAAAAAGTTCACTCCAAATCAATAAAGTGAACCTTACAGTTTTAATATTTAATAATCTTGTTTTTTGCTAACCAAGGTTGCATATTTTCATGGGAACCTCCCCCACCTTGGGTATTTAAGCTAATATTAGAAGTAGCAGCATTTAGGCTAACATTAGTTTTGGCTCCAGCCATATTAATACCTGTAACTGCACCATAGATACCTATGTTTGCACTACCAGCAACGATTCCTATTCCTGTTAAGGAAGGTTGAGTATCTGGATATATATTGCTGCCCCCAGGAATTGTGGTTAATTCAGCACCATTACCTCTAGTACCATTACCTTCTGCATATTGTCTAAAAGGTCTTAAACTATGAGCATGTCCTGGGTCATAAACTCCGTGAGCATGACCAGCGTCAGCAACCCCATGACTATGACTTGGGTCATTAATGGTATGCAAGTGCGGTGATTCATTAACTGAATGACTATGGGCAAAGTCATTAACACTGTGGGTGTGAGGAGGGGTTTGAGCGACATTTAAAGTAACACCTTCTAATCCTCCTGTTTGTCCAAGCACTCTATTGGTTAAACCTGTACCAGTACCAGCTCCTACAGACACTCTACCTCTACTATCTGGTACTCTGAAATTAGAACCAGACTGTCCATGAGTGTAACCAATTGCTGAAAATAAAGCAGGGTAAGTACTAGGAGCATAATAAGCTCCATCTTCCCATAACCAACCTGAAGGTAATGTTGATCCAGAAAACTCCATTGATGCCCCAGGAGGAATTAACTGGGTAACAGGAATATTAGCAGGTGTAATCCTATCAACTAATTTATCTCGTAAGTCAATTATATTGCCTGAAAGTGTCCCTGAAGCTGTGGTAACTTTAGCCATAGGAAAACTTTCATTAGGTAAAACAGATGAAGCTTGAACAGTTCCATCATTACCTATAAAAATATATCTAGTAACATTATTAGGAATAGAAATAGAACCTGGAGTGATGCTGACTGTACTACCATCAGCTAACAATACTACTCCCCCTAAATAATTAAAAGCTAACCCGGATGTATGGCTAACCTGTAGTCTATTGTAGAAGTTATAAAAGTTTGATTTAATTTGACCTGGAGTATCATCTAAAGAAGAATCTAAAACCTTGGGACCATGACCAAGGAAATCATCACCGTCTACTATAGGGTAAGCTATAGCATTAGCAATTTCAGCAGTAAAAATATCGCCATTTTGTAATATAGGGCGTGTCATATATATATTTTAAATAATAATTAAATTGTTCCTATTGCATACCAATTAACACGAACAGTTCCAACAAAACCACCAGCGTAAAATTGAAAGTTTGAGTTAGTTCTTACTGTTACAGTAAAATTATTTGCTGTAGCTGTATTATCCCCATTAGTAATAACAATTGTATGAATACCTGTAAATGAGAAACCAAAAGTTAAACTTGCTTGAGAAAAAGAATCTGTTGTAACTGCTAACGTACCATAAGAAATAGCTAGACTATTTGGAAGTAGCAACTGCCATTTTCCTGTAGTCAGATTTTGCCATTTAATTTTGTCATTAACTAAAGCAGTAGCAAAAGCAGTACTAGCTATCCTTGTATCGTTAGTACCAAGTACTTGTGTTGGTACAGTAGGGCTTCCGGTAAATCCTGGTGAAACTAAATTCGCTTTTAGTGCTAATCCAGTATCTACATAATTAGTATTGGCAGCTTTTGTAGAGTTATCACCTGCGGTTTGAGAGGGTACAATTACTGAACCAGTAAGTGTTGGAGAAGCTAAAGTGGCATAGCTTGCTAAGTTAGACTTAACATAAGCAGTAGTAGCAATTTGAGTTGTGTTAGTAGAAGTTGTTGCTGTTGGAGCTAAAGGAGTACCAGTAAAAGTTGGGCTAGCTAAAGGAGCTTTTAGAGCTAAAGAAGTATTTGTGGTAGTAACGTTATCTGCTAAACCTGCTGCAACAAAATTAGTATTAGCTGCTTTTGTTGAAGCATCCCCTAATGCTTGATTTGGTACAATTACGTCCCCTGAAAAGATGGGGCTAATCAGGTTTGCTTTTAAGGCAACATTAGATTTAACATCTTCAACTTGGTCATAAACTGCATCCTGAGAAGCAGATTTACCTGAACCATTCCAAGCAGAACTATAAGGGGTATCGTCAGCTAAAATTAATGAACCATTAGGTTCAACTGGTATAACCATCCAGCTAGTTGTATTAGTTGGTACTACCCCTGTAATTGGGTTTAGGTCTTTGGAGATGTAAGTTCTGTTCAGGTAAGTTACTAAATCTCTGAACTTGTAGGTAGTAGTGGGGCTATAAGCACCTTGAGGAAATGGCCCACCAATACTTTGGGCAAGCGCTGGAGTAGTTGCAATAATTCTGGCAACTCTCAAAGCACCAGCATCCATTACATCATTTACAAGACCAGTAGGTGTTAGTGATGCAAATTGAACTGGGCTAACATTAGGAACTATTGCATTAAAATTAATTAACGCTGGCTCAATTAATGATCCATCAGTATTAGTTTTAAAGAATTGAAAGTTGTAAGTAATTCTTGAAGTTTCAGATTGTGGCAGGGTTATATCAATGGCACCTGCTGTTATACTAAACGTATATGATTGAGGTAGATAGATTGTATCTGGAGAAGTAGCATCATCAATTAAGGTACCAGCTAATACAACAATAAGTTTACCTGTAATACTATTTCCAGCAGAATCTTTTAGTGTTCCTACTATTTGAGTCATTTATTTATATTATTTAAAATTCAGTAATATAATCGTCATTAAATATAATTTCAGTGCTGCACCAACAAGGGCCATATAAGGAATTAAGCTTTTGAGTTAACTTAAATTTATCCCCATATTTATATGCGTTAGGTAGGTAAATAATATATTCCCAAGCACTAGTACCTAATGCATCTCCTGTGGTGGAGGTTCCTAAGATAAAGTCACCTCTGGAAGTTATTAAGTGTCGTATATCAAAACAATCTAATACTAGACTTAATACCTCTCTAGACCCCTTATTAGGCCAAATTTTAGTATATGAATTAGATATCAATAATCTTTTAGTTTGGGTTGCCCAGGTCTTATCCCAGTAATCTCCTGTGAAACCAGTTAAAGGTGCCAAGAAATCTAACCATTCAATGTCGCATAATAGGGGATCTAGCTGCCTAGATAAGTCATCAACTTTTACTTTGGTTTCTAATAGTAATTCATCAAAATAACCTGTGATCCATTCAGTAGCTTCAGTAGTCTGGTAGCACTCAGGTAATCTACTATATATAGGTTTATTAGTAGCCCAGGATTCAGAAGTTTGCATTATATAAATCCCCCAGAGAGAGAGAAATCTTCACCTTCCCCCCTCAAAGCTTCATACACTATGCCATCCTGATCTACTAATTGCATGAATAGAGAATAAGGGTAAGGCAGAGTATAATCATTTGGTATAGGGATATTTGAAGGAGTTCCATTTATGCTGAGGGTTCCTCCATCTATAATTACACCTGTGTTCCTTAGAACGTAACCAACTTCAAAAAATAATATGTCTTTACTTAATGGGTAATAACTAGGATTTAAATAATCTTGGTATGCTTCCCATAAAATATCAAAGGCTTCTTCTGGGTCTACACCAGGAGATAAATTATATTGTAATTCTGCAATAATAGGTAATAACTCAATAGGACTAATATAAAGGCTAGTGCCTAATTGAATCCTATTTGCTAATTGAGATTTAACGTCAGTAATTTGAGCATCATTTGCAGGTTCACCATTAGAATTTAAAAGAAATAAATGAACTGCTCCTAATTCTCTGGTAGTCTTATCTCCACCAAGTAAACCTATAGCTTTACAGACTGAACCTTCCCCTAATAAGATTTCAGCAGCCTGTTCATAATCATCAGCAGAAACTAAGTTTCTAAGTCTAATTTGAGTAAGTGCCCTGTTAATAGCAGAAGCCTCACTTTCTAAATCTGAGCCACCTGAAGCAGCTTCAATATTAGTAACACCAGCAAGGTAAGTTAATGGTTGAGTTATTCCAGTAATAGAGTATGATGAGATATTGTACTCAGAACCTACTTCCTCAGCAGTAACAGTAACTGAACCTGAAATTAATCCAGCAGGAATTACTAAAGGTGCATCAGTGAAGAATGAAAGTTTACCATTAGTATCAACTACTTCAAATCCTTCAGGAATTGTAAATATGACACTTTGAGGAGAGCTAATACTAAAAGTTAATGTGGTTTTAGCTTTGGTTCCACTACTACGTGTAACCCCAGAAATCTTAAGAAAGTCAATTACTAAAGCTAAAGGTAATTGGTTTACATAATATAAGAATTCAGCTCCAGCAAAGGCTTGCCCTTGTATTAAAGCTGCAATAGGGGAATTCTCTGTGAAATCATTTAATAAGCCCCCAGAGGCGTTGTAGACTTTTAACTTAGCTTGTTCTACAATATCTATCTCATTACGTGGGTCAAGTACAATTGAATTTAATATAATATCTGCCATAATTTAAATAGTTATTTTTATAGGATTTTGTTCAAGTTCTCCATACGACCAATACACTAAAATTACAGCTTCACCTTGGTCATTGATTGATCCATCAACTTCAAATTCAGCATCAGGAATATATTTTTCTAAACCTGTTTTAAATTCAGAAGTGATTAGGTTAATATTTGAAATACTAGTAAACAGGGAATCAGTTCTCCCATAATTAGGAACCATTACCCTTTCATTAGTTTCAGTTTGAAGCCAACTAAGGATATGTCCTTTGATTAAATCAGCTTCACTAGCCACAACAAGATTTCCTCTTACTGGGTCAATAGTAAGAGGAAAATTAATACCTTGAGTTATCATAAATTTCTGTTATCTAATATATATAGATGTCCCATTACCACCCTTTATTTACTATTGTGTCGCCCCTAGAGTCAACTGCTCCAACGGTAGCAATTTGTTTACCATTAATAGACATGGTTCCTGTGGACACGAAATTAATCCCAAAACCACCACAGTTCACTGTGAGGACACCTCCACCCATCTCGCTTGTTCCATTACTATATAGCTTGACAAACCAAGTACCTGCTTGTAATAAGACATATTGAGCAGCACTTAAAGTAATTGCCTGTAAAGCTTGCATAAAAATATTTCTTTTAGAATAAGCTTTAACATCTTCTGTGGCTGTAGAAGTTATACTTTTTTCAGAGCTAATAGCTATTTCACCACTTACATTTAAAGTGTCAGTTCCACTTACTGAAACATTTTTACTTCCAGGAATAGATGAGTAATAATCATTAACTATATCTTCTTTATCTTTAGGTGGGTTAGTGTCATTAATAATTGGTAAGTAATAGGCATTGCTCTCTAAACCATCTACAAATAAAATTAATACTGTTGAGTTAATAGGAGGTAGGTTAGCATCAACTCCAGGGGCAATATCAAGTCTTCTAATCCAATCACTCTCTAAAGAAGGTGAGGATGGTAATGATACTTTAATTCTACGCTTATTTTGTGGGTCAACATTTGTGGTAACTATAGCTAAAGTTGGGTAAGGCATCCTACCCTGCTGATCTAGTGCAATTTGGTTTGCTTTTTGAGATTGATTTAATATTTTAAATATATCATTCATAATTAGATTGGATCACCTTTTTTAGGTAGTTTTACTCTTAAGCCTGGATTAATTGGATTACCTGCTACTCTAATTTCCCAATGTAAATGGTTTCCGAAGGAATGACCTGTATTACCTATTAGTGCAATCACTTGACCTTGTTTAACTTGCTGACCATTACCCACTAAAATCTTACTAGTATGAGCATAAGCAGTTTGTTCATTGTTTGTATGGTCAATGATTACTTTGTTTCCATATCCATCATTTGCATCTCCTACAGAAGACACAGTTCCATCAGCAGCAGCTTGAATAGGTGTTCCAGCATTATTAGCAATATCAATCCCCTTATGAAGTTTAGTAACCCCATTTAGAGTTCTCATACCATAAGGGGAAGTAAAGGTGCCATGTGCAGGAATAATATAATTATTAGACCCGGAATTTGCACTACTATTAATAACTGGGTTTTCTATTGATTTAACTGAAGGAATATCACTACTTGCAGATTTATTTTTTAAAGGAGAATAACAGGTAGCTCTACTAATAAAACTTCCACCAGAGTATGTATGGGTAATAGTATCAATCACCCATATTCTATCAAGGAACTTACTAACTCCTTTAGTTTGAAATAATGTATCAGGGTCAAGGGTTAAAACTTCAGGAGTAGTAGGGAATTCAGTTTGAGCTAAGATGCCTTTAATTCTATTTTCATCACTTACACGTTGACTATCAGCAGTATCAGTAGCTCCTGTAGTTGTAGGGGCAGGAATAGGGCTTATAGCTCCTGTTGTGGAAGGTAAGTTATCTCCACCTGTACCAACAACATTTTCCTTTTTCTTCTGAACCATTACCCCAGAGTCGGGGTCAATTTCAAACTTACGTTCACCAACTGAAGTAGTTTCACCTGGTTTAGATGACCTGGCACCTCCTGAACTGGAAGTCTGAGCTTGATGAGAGACAGTAAAGGTACCTCCCATATTTGTGCCATACTCGCATACAAAAACGTTCTGGTCAGCTTTTAAACCTTTGCGGGGGCCTATATATAGAGTTGGGCCAACACAGTGAACTCTATACCCAATTCTTCTAGCTTCAATTAGTAGTGCCTCATAATCTGTGATTCCTCTTTGAGGAAACCTAGTATATAGTGGACCATCTTCAGGCATCTCAAGTTTCATTCCATAGTTGGAAGTAATCTTTTGAGCTATCTTTTTAAAAGTCAGATTGGTGTAAACAGTATTCCTAACTATTTGAGTTAAAACAACAGTAGCAGCAGTTCCAGAAAACTCAAGAGCATCAGGTTCAAATAGAGAAAACTTAAGTCCAGTGTGAATGAAAGAATAAGCTGCGATCGCTTTACCTCCATAACCCATCTCAACTGTAATTTGAGCACCTGCTAGAGTCTTAGCAATTGGGGTAACTTGAGTAGTAGGTGACTGAGAAGCTGCTACTGAGGAGGCAACGTTAGAAGTAGGGGTTACTCCAGAGGTGGCACTATCAAAAGCTTTAATTATCTTCAGAGCAATAGGTAGTAAAGTATCATTTAAAGTTTGATAATTACCAGAGCTAACAGCAGTTTGAGTTATGGAAGTTAAAGCAGCCCCAAGGTTAGTTACTTCTAATATAGTTATTCCTCTACTAGGGGCACTTAAAGCTTGTCTGTGAGTGAAAGAATAGGAGCCAAATTCATTAGCTAAGGCAACATCTATTAAAGATAGAGACTTACCGCTAAGGTCATATTTACCCCCTGGAATTACACCTGATCTACCCGCAGGTTCATCACAGTGTATTTCAAAAGCATAAGCACCTATTTGTTCCTTGAGAGTTTTGACAGCATCCTGATAAGCTCTACGTGCAGCATCACTTCTACCAGCAGGTACTGTGGGAGCAGTCACTACTGTATACCCAGCTTGAGGTAATTTAGTAAGTAGTATTTCAGTCAACTTATCATTGACTACAAATTCTAGAGTTCTAGACTCACCTTTATAGGTTACTGAAGAAGTTGCAGTACCATTGGTGCCGCTACCTGAAGCTCCATCAGCTATGTGCCCAGGAACCACAATAATTGACTTTGTTGCTGGTAGTAAAGCAGCAGGCCAATCATTTACTTTAATGGAAGATAGTTGAGAGTTTTTAGCTTGATTACTTTGTTGAGTTGCTGTCTGCTCTTTAGTTTGATTACTAGTGGATGAAGCAGAAGTAGTTGTGGAATTTTCTACTAATTCAACTTTAATATTATGTAGTAGACCAATAGTATTAGCAGCTTGAAATCCCTTAGTACCTGTTAGCTCATTAAATGCTCTAGTAAAAAGGTCAATTCCTCTATCACCTAAAGTAGTGTGAGGCCCCCAATCTTGGATATCACAAATAACAGATTTACCGTTATCTAAATTCGTGACTTTTACTTTATCTCCAAACTTGAGGTCAGTAAACATACCCTGAGAACCAAATTGTCTAGCAGCAGCAGGGTTGTTATATCTCATTGCACAGCCAAAGTCTCTATCAGGGTAAAGAGTATTATCCCTAGAACCTGTGGTGTCATTGAAAATACTAGCGGTAGTTTTCTCAAATAAAACTTTACCAGTAACACCTACTCCTGAATTAGCATCAGGAATTGCTGAGTTAGTAATTGAGGTTACAGAAGGAGTGGTGGCTACTGATTTAGAAGCTTCTACTGGGTCTAGACCATTTACACTTTCAACGTATGTAAAGAACTTATCTACAAGGATCTTCTGTGGGTCATAGACAGTAAAGTTACAGTTTGATTGAGCTTTACCCTCTGCTAAGGTTACTGATGCCTTAATAAGCTTTTCATCCCCAATTGTAAACGTTTCTGCTTCAGTGCTACCTTTAGAACCTATAGTAATTTTTAAGTAAGGATTCAAAAGATATTGACTTGGGTTAGGATTTTGATTATTAATATAAGACATAATTTAAGGCAATATCCATGAGATTAGTTGCCATACATTTTGGTTATCAGCAGTACCTTCTTTAGAGCCTTTCAATTTAGATAAAAGTTCATCTTGTGAGGTAGGAGCAATTCCCTTAGCCAATCCAGAAAGGGATAGATTTACATCTCTGAGAATGTTCTCTTGACTAGTACCTAATAGATTCAATATGGTTTGAGCTTCTCTAGATTGAGTAATTTCAGTAATAGTGGCTTGAACTTGATCGCTTATATTTGATATCTCAGTAGAGGCATATAACTTAAATTTACGTTCAGCTACTTCTGGGTTAGGAATGGTTAAAGTTTGCCCCACTTCAATTGCTTTAAATATATCAAGGTCATTCATAGTGGCTAACTCCCGCCAAGCTGTTGAATCACCTAATACTTCATTAGCAATTTTAGTTAGAGAATCCCCAACATTAAATGATACAGTTTTGGGAGTATTTAAAGGATTACGTATAGGTAAAGTACTCATATTATTTTTTAATTAAATTCCCTGTAGATACATCCAGCTTGTCATTTTTGTATAATCCAATTGTCCCTAAAGATTTACCTTTACTATCAAACATTGAAACTGTCCCATTCTTGGCTATGGAGACTTTATACTTGTTAGATTTAACTAAAGTGGATAAATATTCAGGAAGCTTCTTAACATTAGTTTTAAGCCACGCTACAGCCTTGGTATTACCCTCTTGGGCTTGTCTATCAGTTAATAGAGAAGTAGTACTTAAAGCACTTTGTAGACGGTCTCCAGGAGATTCTGATTTAGCTCCAGTAGGTAGTTGATTGGAGGGAATTTCTAATAATGTAAAATCTAATCTGGCTTCTGCTACTTCACCACCTAACCAAGCTGTCTCAGTCCATTTGATATCAGTTACCACTGCGGGACCAAAGCTATCTTTACCCCATTTAAAAGTTACAGGAGAGGGAGCATATTTACCTTTAGCTGGATCTGCTACCATTAATGCTTGAAGTTTTTGTAGAAGAAGTTTACAACTTTTACCTTCACTATGACTTTCTAGTAGTAAGTTATTAAGCTGTAAAGTTAATCCAGAGGTGTAACCATATTGTTGAGAGGGAGTAGAGGTTAATGCAGTAATACCTTGGTTGTACTTAGCACTTCTGCTAAATGATTTCTCTTCTGGGTTATATAAAAAGGTGAAAACTTCTTTACCTAATTCATCTACTAAATAAGCATAGATATTTACTATATACTCGGCATTAGGTAGACCATTAAGTACTTTAGTGTTGATTGACATATATTTAAAAAAATAAACCCTCCCTTTATTAAAGGAGGGGATAATTGTATAGTAATTGAAGCTTATATAGCTGTAGCTAAATTATTTTGATTATAGTTATTCCATTCATCTGCAATATGCTGCATCACTACCTTAGCCGTCTCTTCAGGATTAGTAGCAGCATGAATTACTATTGAACCAATATTTAATCCACCACCTCTGCCTACAGAAGAAGCTAATTGAGACTGTTGCTGTCTGTTAAGAATAGCTTCAGTTGAGTTAGCTATTACAATACCAGCACCAGCAGGAGCAGCTTTTTGCTCTCTACTGATAGCTGACATTAGGGAACCAACATTAAGCCCATTAGTATAATTATTAAGCTTTGAAGTAACAGTAGGATGATCTATCTCCCTGATTTTTCTTGCCTTCTGTAGATTATCTAATGTTGGGTCAGATTGAATGTCTGCTACTTTTTGATTCTTAGCAGACTGGTCATCCCTCCCAGTTAGTTTATTGAGAAAGCCATCTAGGAAATATGTTATCTCTTCAATAACACTACCTATCTTTTTACCTAAAATATCTATTGGGGCAGTGAATGCTTTCTTAAATACTTCTATAACAGAAGTCCAATCTATGTTAGCTAAGAAGACTCCTAGACCTCTAAACATTCCACCAATGATACTAATTACTGTATCAAAGATGGCTCCTGTATCTAACTTCTCTAAGAACTTAAGTACAGTGTTTAATACATTAGCTAGGACTACACCCAAGCCGCTAAAAATATTACCCCAGTCTAATGTTCCTAATGCTTTAAATGCATCATTGACTATAGTTCCTAATCTACTACCCCAGTCAGTAGAGATAAGGAATTCACTTACACCCTGATATAAAGTTACTAGGGAATTGGTAGCTAATTTGGCAATGTTACTATAATTAATAGTTTCAAAAAATGTTACTAGCTCATTAAAACTAGAAGCTAACTGATGGCTTAGGTTATCGACTAATGCTTTTAAATCTAACTTCTGAAGGTAGGTTATACCATTATTAAATAATCCACCTAAATTCTTACCTAAATCAGTAAAGTTAAGTAATTTAGAAAACTTTGATTTTAATTGCTCTGCATTATTAGAAGAATCTAGAGCAGTTAAAGTGGTATTAAAGTTACTAATAAACCCATTAAGGTTTTCAATACCCCCTTTGAGATATTTTAATACCCCATTAGGGTCAATCCCTAATTTATTTAATACACTACCTATTGTATTAAATAATCCATTATCCCCTAATAAGGCTTTTAAGGTATCATTGAAAGCATTTAGAACAGATTGGTTGCCTTCTGTCTTGTCATCTAAATCCTTGAGTAAACCAAAAATACCTTGAGAGGGATTAAATAATTTATCCTTAAGCGATTCTATTAATCCACTAACTGAGTTACCAGCAGCTTTAATAGTGTCTTCAGTAACAAGTTGACCTTGAACTGCTTCAAGTATTTGCTTCCTTTCCTTAATAGTTAAGTTCTCTAACTTCTTACCAGATTCAGATAATTTCTTTTGCACTAAACTTAAGAAAGCTGGATTACTTTCAGCAAATAGTAATCTCTCTAATTCAGATATTGAACTACCACCAAGGAATTTTGCTGTAAACTTAGAAACATCCTTTGAAGCAAGATTTGATGCTGCTCCTAAGAAACCCATACCTCTAGTAATACTTGTAAGACCATCAAGGAAGGCACCCTCATTAAATAATCCATTAGCATCCACAAAGGCTGGAATCAGATTATCCTGAATACCTAATGCTAATTGTTTATATTCTTCTGTGCTTCCAGGTAGTGAGGAGGCTATTTGATTAATACGTTTATCTAAGTTACTAAATACCTTTTCAGCATCTGCAAAGTTACGCCCTGTTAAGGCAGCATAAGTGGAAGCTGCTGAGATATTATTTAACTGAATGTCAGCCGCTTCTTTAAACTTACTTGTTAAGGCTGATACCCCTTTTGATAAACCTGCGGATAATGCTTCAGATAAAAGATTTGCTCTAAGGGTAGCTCCCTCAATAAGTCCTGTTAATCCTTTAAATACCCCAGAAGCATTATCCTTGGCATTTAAAACTACTGTAATATTGTTGCCATTTGTTGCCATTTATTATTAAACCATTTCCATTTGGTCCTCAGAGAATCCCCACTCAGCTAACTTACTTTCTTGTTGTTTATTAGCCTTCTCGTTTTGCATGTCAATATAAAGGTAAAGATGATAGAGACAGTCAGATATTTCCATCTCTTGCATCATGTAGTATGAGGAGCTAAGATGCCCCCCACAGGCTATTATTAGTAATTTATTAAGTTCTGTAATTTTAAAGTAGGGTTGCCCTTGAATACTAATTCTTAATTTTGCTTCCCAAATAAGCAAGTTTATCTCGAAAGTAACCAATAGCAGCAGCTACCCTCTCAATATCTTCTAACTCTAGGATGTCTAATAGTTCATCAAAAGATACTTTAGACTTCTTACCAAACTTGGTGACGCAAAGGGAGGCTAACTTGAGAATAGCAAAGCTGTTAGTTTTATACTCTTCAGGAGAGTTTTTAAGGAATCCTTCTAGTAATAAAAACTGTTTAGCTTTAGGGGATTTAACCTGTACAGGTGTACCATCAGTTAATTCAAAATCAACTGTCTGTTCATCTTGATTATAGACAGCTTCAAATTCATCAGACTTCTCTACTTCAGGTAAAGCAGCCTCAACTTTATCTAATTCTTTTACTTCTTCAATTACTAATTTTCTAGCCATTATCTTTATTTATTTATTATGCAAATGTAGCAGATTCATAAGAGAACTCAAGAGTAGTTACAACGGTCTTAGAACCATCTCCAGTGTCCACAGAAGCCATCAATTCTGAACTAGCAATCCTACAGCCAGTTAGCTTCCAAGACTTAGTTCCACGACCTTGTACTTCACCAGTTGAAGAACGTTTAATAGGAGTAATACTCATATCAAATACGTCGCCTTCTTCATGGTCTACAAGGAAGCTATTGATAGCATCATCAGACTCAGGATCGTAAGGTTTTGAGATAGTGATATTAGTATTAGCTTTTGTACCACCACCAGCAGTTCTTTCAACTTGACTTAAGCCATCATTGTAGGTAGGGCGTTTGTAAGTTGTCTTTATACCACTAAACGTCGTCCAATAAACATTAGGAAGCGCAGTTAATGTAATAGTAAAATCAGAGTTAGCAACAGGATTAATCGTTGATAAAATTGCCATATTTTTATTTATTTTATTAATAGTTTAAGTAGGTTAAAGTTTATCTTTAACCTACAGAATATTAGATTAAGCAGCAGGTAATTGAGTAGCAACAGTCTGAGCTTGATTCAAAGGTAACGTACCAATGGAGACTCTGATCGTATTAACAAGTAGCTTCTCTAAAGCAGGTGCAGGAACTGCATATACTTCAAGAATTACATTTCCTCTTTCCAACTCTTCTTTAGTGTTATTAGTAAAGTTACAAATAACTTCAAAAGCAGCAGCTTCAGTAGCACCAAAAAGTAATCTACCTCTCCACAGTCTATTACAGACTGAGAAAGCTGTTTGAGAGATTGCATTTAATAGCAAACCAAATCCATCAATGGAACTGAAAAGGTCATTATCAAAACCTGATCTAAGTGTCCCATTGAGAACATTCATAATGACTCTAGTAGGAAGGAAGGTATAGAATTCACTAGTAGAGCGAGTTCTCATACCCCAAACTACAATCCCTTTGTTTCTCAGGTTTCTGATAACATTAACCCCAATTGGGTTAAGGATTTCTTGCTGTTGAGAATTAACTTGGGTTACTACATCAAGCACCCCTAGAACTGGGAATTTAGCACCAGCACCAGGTTGTTGTAAACCTTCTTCTCTGAAGCGTCTTGTGTGTAGACCAGCTACAGCAGCAGAAGGAGGAACGATAGTACTTTCAAGGTCTACCAGATGGGGATAGAAGAATGCGGAGTGCCCTTGAGGTGAGTTGTAAAGTAATGCTTCAGTTTGAGCTTGAGCTGGTGTTAAACCTACACCTGGGTCAATCAAAGCGACCCAATCAAATGCTGGGTCAGATGCCTGTGCTTCTAAAGCTAAACCAACTGCTTGACGGTCAGATTGTAGACTTAGTAATTGGAATGCTTCAGGAGCAAATATGAATCCTTGTGTATAAGCATCTTCAGCATCAAAACTGTTTTCAATTGCGTAAATGTAGTCAATTGAAGAAGGCGTTGTAGGGGTGGTTACTGTTAATGCTAAATTGGTTCCTACTGTCAAAGTTGGGCTAGCAGCAATAGGGCTATCATTGCGAATTATCAAAGCATCAGTGGTCAAACCTGCACCTGCAGTTACTGAGCTAGCTACTGCGGAGGAGTTGATAGCAGCAATTAAACCAGAGACAACATCAGGTTTTGTAGGCGTACCTGTAGCTACATAATTTACTGCTGTACCTGCAATTGTTACTGTATATGTACCAGCTACTGCTGTGGATACTGTTACTGTACGTCCAACAGCTATAGGAGTGCGGATAAAGAATACAATTGCTCGTTTATCATTTCTGAACAGAAGGCGCATTGTAGCTTCACTAGGAGATGCACCAAATTGATTTGTGAAATCTACTAAGCTACTTACTTGAGTTGGGTAAAGGTAAGCTCCAGTTGCTGAGGAACCAATAATATAATGCGTCTCAAATGAAGCAATCTCAAGCGCTCTATAACCTTGAGTAGTCTCTACTATACGTACTCCAGGGCTTTGAAAGTTGGTAAATAAAGATACCATATTTTATAATTATTTCTATTTTATAATAGTGATTGTTGAATCTTCTATATAGGTTGAGCTATCACTTTTTACAAAGTCTGGTTTAGCTCTATTAGTCCTAATAGTTATTTCAGATAAAGAAGGTGGATTATCAATGTTGTAATAATCAGCAGGTTGAATACTTGAGATATCAGGAAAGTCTGTGGTATTGAAAACTACATCAAAAGCAAAGTTCAGATTTACCAACCAATCTCCATCCTCTTGAGCTATCCTTTCTACTGTTACTGAATCTTCAACTTCCGCAGGTTGAAATGACTTAATATTTTCATCAGGTAATTGGAGTAGTGCATATAAATGAATAGTGCTAATTACTCCCTCTAGTCCACTAGAAGGTAATGAATCATAAGCTAAATCGTATGGAAATCTATAGGTAATTCTATAAGGCAATCTTACTGAAGTTTCTATTAAGTTTAGACCTGCTCTCTTATGAACCAAATTTTGTATTGGAAGAGCAATTGCACTACTACCTGGTTGATAATTATTTGAAGTAGGGCTATATAGACCTTCTGGTACATCTAAATCCCAAGCATCGATCTTTACCCTAATAGCTAAGAATTCTTTAACTTTCTGATGGGCTAACTGTATATTCATTTCTTATCTTTTTGTCCAGTTAAAATTAATTTATATACAGTAGATTGAGTGTCATCTACATAGACTAAGCTATAAATTTTAGGGTTGTTAAAAGATTTAGTAGCGGGGTTAGAATAAACAATAGTCCCATAAGTTACAGTAGGATCTAAAATAAACATTGCCCTAGTCTTACCCTCTGGTTTAAATAATGTAATAGGGTAGACTTTTGGAATCTCTACTTCAAGGTCATTAACTGTTACATAAATTGAATCAGCCCCAGGAATTGCTATCTGCATATTGACAAATCTAGGGGAGACTGAAGTTATATACGCTTTGGGATTTATCAGAGTATCTTCTATACTAGGGATGCGGGTAGTAGGGTCTGTTATTGTATGTCTTACTAACAAATATCTACGCTGAGGAACCCCTAATTTTTCTTCTACTAAACTGAGCTTATTTTCAATTTTAGCCAGCTTTTCATATAGGTTCATTTGAGTTTATTGATTCCTTTAGCTATATTCTGTTGTAAGTTCTCATTAATAACAGGTAGTGACCTATTTACCATTTGCACTTTCTTTTCAACATAAGGTGCATAAATTACAGAGTTTGATAATGTTACTGATTTCCTGTTTACAGTTGTAAGCCAACCTGATTTTAGTGCCCCTGATTTTACAGGAGTAACATTCTTAACTGTATTCTTTGCAAAGTCTGCTGTCTCTTTTAAAGCAGCCTCTATTATCTTCTTAGTAGTGACTTTACCTTCAAATAGTGGACCAGAAGCCTTAATAGTGTAATTAAACATTTACTTTACCAGTAGGCTGCTGTTGGATTGCATTTCTTATTAGGTAAGTATTTGTTGTAGTTAACTCCTACTCTTAGTAATCGTCCTAATTCAATTAATAATCTAGTACCCTCTGATTTTAGGTGAGCTACATGACTGCGATAACTTAGTTTAGAACCCCTGGATTCCTGTACAAAACTGGTTTCAAGGGATTCTTTTAGTAAATTATCAATACTCACCAACTCATCCAAAATACTTAAAGTTCTATCTATTACAGTGTCAGAATAATTAGAAGTTAATTCAGTTCTAATAAGACTACTAGATTCAAAGAATCCTAAAATTCTCTCAAACTCTTCAGCTTGAACTGTGGTGAATTGTGTCATGATTACTGAATTGCCAATAGACCAGCAATACCTTTGTTACGTGTCTTAACTTGCAGTTGGGGCTTAACGTAGATAGCATATTTCAATGCATCTGGGTTAGAGCTAGGTAGAGACTCAATAGCAAACTGCATACCATTGTTATTTTGAGTATTGCTTTGACCATAGGAGTACAAAGTAACTTCTGGTTCATTCACAAAGTACATTGCATTAGCTGTGCAGTAGGGGTCAGCAATGATAGGACGACCAGCGTATGTAACACCAGAGAAACCAAGGTCAGCAATGTTGTTGTTTAGCTGAGGATTGATAATAGAAGCAGAGAACAATTTCTTGTAAGCTTCAACAATTACTGGGCTGGTGTAGATAGCGGTATAGTTACCAGCTTTGGTAAGAATTCCAGTTTCTACTGACAGAAGTAAAGCTTGAGTTAGTGAACGGTTAGTACTATTGGTATTCAAATAAGGTGTCCAAGCAGCGTAGGTAGTTGGATCAATATTTGCATAAATACCAGCCGCTACAGCAACACTCAAACCTACTACTCCACCATCAGCAGCTATACCTGTACCTGAGTAGATAACTCCACTCAATTTTTCTAAAATAGCACGGATACCAGACTGTACTTCATAACCAAGTAAGTCACGTAAAGCACCCCGACCTGCATTTTTAGCTTCTTCAATATCTTCTTTTTGTACTTGAAAAGAATGACGTAAGCGGTTGGTACCAATAGCTAAGGAAGCACCAATAACTGAATCTTCAGAGAATGTAGCTACATCAGCAGTCGTAGCTTCACCTGTTACAGTAGCTCCACCAACGTTAGAATTCCACTTGATAACTTTTTGACCAGCAACTTTCTTTTGAATACGATTCAATACAGGATAAGCATTGTACTGAAGACTTGCAACTTCTTCATCAACCAAAAGTTGCAAACTATTAACTGAACTAGCAATAACTGCCATAATATTTTAAAAATTATTTAGTATTTTTGAGTAAATTAAAATGATTCAAATAAGGCATCAGCAGCCTTAAGTTTTTGATTAGGGTCAACTGGAGTTACTTTTGTTTCTTGGGCATCTGAACCTCTAACTCCTGAAGCAGGTGCAAATGCTTTTCCATCTTCACTTGACAGGTAAGAATTCAACGCATCTTCTAAAGTTGAAACTGATTCACCTTGAGCTACATACCATACACCATTTTCTTCCTTGAGTTTATCTGAATTATCAAGAAGGAATAATTTCTGTAGTGAACCTGGACTTAATGCTTTACTATTAGCAATTGCCTGAGAAACTGCACTGCTACGTTTAGCTGCAACAGTCTCTAAATCTTTATTAGCTAATTGTGTCTTAAGTTCTGTTAGCTGCTGTTCTAGAGCCTTAAGGGTTAGCTTGTCTTGAGTTGTTTCAGTAGGTTCTGTTACAGTAGGTTGAGGCGTTTGAAGTTTCTTAAATTCTTTAGTTAGATTTGCTGCAAGTCCTTGGTTAGCTTTGGTAAATTCTGTACTGATTTCAGTTTTAAAAGAATTTAAGGAAGCATCAATCAAAGCTTGAATTTCTTGTTCTGTCATTTTAAATAATCCTGTATTTTAGGTATCCGACTTTTAAGTTGTCAGTAAAACTTATCTGGTTTTAACCTTACCCAGTGGGTTTACCCTCAGTCCGAAACTCTACAGCAAGGAATGTGTCTGTTATGTCTTAAGGAGTGTTGAGGGTCTCTACATTATAGAAGTGTCCAAAGTCTTAATTGAGCTTAGTAATATCTCTATCTCTTTGTTTACTTCCTCTTTCTGAGAGGCGGATAGATTACCTGCTAACAGTGCCACCATCTGTTCATAAATCACCTTTAATGCAGAAGGAGGTAGGTTAGCTTTGAGTGCTTGTACATTCAATTTACTAACAGAATCCAACTTTATTAGTACAGAGTCTAAGGTGTCATTCTCAAAACTATTCAAACCTGTGACAGAAATTTTACTTCCATCTAAACCTGCTGCTTTGGCTACTAGTTGTAGTAAATCCTGGTAGAAGTCAATAATGATTTCTCCATAACTTCTCAACATACTTTCCTGTTTAGCAAAATCCATTTGTTTAGAGACTCCAGATTGGGCTAAAGCAGCATTACCACTACTTACGCCACCAGCAGCTATTAAATCTCGCACTTGAGTTTCTATAGATTGTAAGCTGTTAGCCATGTGCTCAATCATGTAACCATGAGGTTCAGACCATTCAAATTTCTCTAGCTCAAGTACATGTGCCAAACCTGTTGGTATAGGCTCCTGATTTTCATAAGAATTCTCGAAGTCTCCATCAGGAGTTTGAATTCTTTTGAATGTTCTCTGGAAGTAAGCCATTGTCAACAAATCATATTTTGCACAATCTGTTCTCAAATGTTCCAGTGCTTTACTAGCTGCTTGATCAGCAACCCAAAGTTGGTCAGGTAACTCTATTTTGAAAACTGGTACTGTACCAAACCCATGTTCTATAGGAGGAGATTGTAAACTGATAGCGGTATCAGCATTAACCATCTCACTATTAATTTTAGTGATATTACCTTTACCATCAAGCTCCACAAATGCAGAGTACTTGGCAATATAAGTATTATCAATAAATGTCCAGGTACAGACCTTTCTAGGCGCAGCAATAGGGTTAGAATTATCTTCAGATATCTGTCTAATCTTTAACCAATTAAGTTTACCCTTACCTTCACTCCAATTGATAACTTGAAGGGGACTATAGGTCACAATATAAGGACGTAACCCTAGTGCTTCTTCTTGTAATTTATTAGTAGGAATTATATCTGACCTACTTTTATCTACATGAACAAATATCTTTTTAAACTTTAAAAGTTCTCTAAAGATTAATGTAATTAGATTCTTTTCTGAACGTCCAGACAAGTCTGTGTCCTCACGGAAGGCTGACCAAAACTTAGGGTTAACGTCTAACCCTTCAATTGTCATATAGGACTCCTATTTGATTTTTGAAAAAACTCCGTACATCTGAAGAGTGGGGAAATCAAAGGTAGTGTGTCGAATAAACCACTCAAACATCCACTTCAAATGCGAGAATTTTGGGATCAAGGCACAGAAACGTCGAACCCATGTTTTAGCTTGCAACCAAATATCCTCGATAGGGTTTTGTTCTGGACAATTAGGAGCAAAGCGAACGCAGTGTATTTTCCATTGCTCGGCTGGTAGACCAAGATTTACCTCATCTAAGAAGCCTCGAACTTCGTTGGAACGGTGATAACTAGCGCCATCCCACAAAATTAGCAATCGCTGGTTGGGGGAGTGAGCTAGCAAATACTGTAGGTAATCAATAGTATTTTTAGAATTTCCGCTATCGTAGGCTTTTAGTAGCAATTCTCGTTCGAGATAGTCAACTGCTCCATAGTATGTCTGTTTATCTCGTTCGTTCACAACTGGAACTGCTATTTCTTGGTCAGTTTTCCCCCAAACATATCCACTTAAATCTCCCCATAGCAAATGGCATTCATCAAGCAGCAACACTCTCAATAAGCCTGTTTCAATTTCCTCTCGGTGGTTTGCCAGCAGTGTTGCAATCTCTTTTTTTTTGCTGCGACAGCATTCTCGTCGGCTTTGGGATTTAATTTTGTGGTTTTCTTCCAGCTAATTCCTGCTGCATCAAACAGGTCGTAGTAACTTTGCTTTGATTCATAAATTACGTCGTACTCAAAAGCTAATTTGTACTCTAGTTCACCTAGCTCCCAGCAGTTTTTAGTTTGCAGCCAACTCAATACTTCTTCTTGCTGTTGAGTACTCAGGTAGCTCTTTCTCCCTTTGTAGTTCAAGCACAGTCCATTAATTCCATCTTCCTCATAGGCTTGTTTCCAGCCTGTTATCGAGCCTAGAGACACATCTAAAATAGCTTGGATTTCTTCGTACAAGTAATCTTGGTAAACCAATTTGACTGCCAAAGCTTTTCTTGCCTCACGGGCATCACGACAAGCTGCTATAAAATCTTGTAACTCAGCGATCGCAGTTGCCACTCCTCCAGGTAGTGTTGCCGTTTGTAGATGCTGATTTATCATTGTCTGCTCTTACACTTGTAAACTCTTGCGTATTATCTCGTAATCTTTTTCAAAAATCAAATAGGAATCCTATAGGAGCATTACTGAGCTTACTAACCTGCTCATTTACATTTGTTGAAAGAATATTCAGGTAGGTATGTTTCTTAATTCTGGTTTCATAAATTTCATTATCCTCACCTGGTCGTTGAGTGATAAAATGTCTAATAGAATTCTTGAGTTTGTAGCCACCTGAAACTAATAAATCAATTTCATTTAGAGTAGGTAACATTTGCTCATACTCAACATTCTTTGCCTCTAGAGTTTCTAGAAGTAATTGATTGGGGTACATATATTATTTAATTTCTAAGTTGTTTATTTTGAAGAGTGTTATACAGGCTACCAATACAATAGCGGGCACTATCTACGGTATGGTCTTCTTGATGGTCTGCTGGTTTATTTATTAACTCACCTTCTGAATCAGTTGCCCGATGGTAGTCTTCAAACTGAGATATCAATTCAACTAAATTAGCTTTAATAAAAAGGTTATCTTGGTAGAATAAATTATTCATAATGTCTACACTTGGCATTAGTCCCAACTTAGTTCTACTGACCTCTACAGCCCTACTCATGCCAGGTATATTCTCACGTTTACCTAATATTCTTGCTGACTTAATACTGCCACCTCTGTCATCTGGCATGTAGCATCGGTATACATTATACTTAGTACAAAGTCTAGCTATTTCTCTTAGGAAAATTTCCTCTGGTATAGTCTCTCCAGATCGATTTAACCAATAGTCAACTATATAAAATTTACTACGGTCTTCACTTAATCCAATGACAACTGCACTTGGATTTCTATCCCCCCAATCTGTTCCAAGATAATAACTGAGGTTGTTAGGTATATCCTTTATATAATGTTTATCAGATAGCTGATCAAATAACTGACCTGAGAAGTTTTCAAAGCTAGCTTGATATTCTTGCTTATATGATTTCTCAGGCATCTGAGCCTTAGCTTGCCTAAGTTGTTTTAGAGGGAAATGAGGATTATCACGGGTGGTAAAATGGTAATAACTCCACTCTGCTAAATCTTTTATATTTAAATAGAATTTATATAGTGGATGATTTCTTCCTTTGGGAGTGGCACATAATGTAGCTGTTGAACCTGGAGTATCTCCTAACGCTGGGAAAACTACTTGTGACCAAACATCCGGCTTTATATCTTGAAATTCATCTGCTGCTACAAAATAAAATTTAAGTCCTCTTAACCCATCTCCAGAATCGTCATTTGTGCCTCTTAGAATGATGTCTGGTTTTCCACCTTTAAAAGTTATTCTGTAATCTGAATGGTTGATATTCTTTACAAAAGGAGCGTCCTTTAACATTCCTACAAGTGCCTTCCAATGTACTGCCTTACACTGTTTTAGGGTTGGCATAATTAGAGCAATTGTTGGAGGAAAGTTAGGGTCAATTGGTTGGTTATAGGTTAAGGCACTAACTATAAGTTGAGTTCTCAATAAATGACTTTTACCAAAACGTCTACCACAAACCAGCAACCTAAATCTATTTGGGTCTACAAATATCTCCTTTTGTTTGCTATGTAGTTTAATTTCAAAACTCATTTACAAATCCTCATCCCCAGCCAAGGATTCTTCTTGTACAGGTTCTGAGTCTTTAACAATAATTGTGTAAGAAGATGTAGGTTCAATCCTTTCTGCCCATTCTTCTTTGAGAGCTTTCAAAGCATCAATTGCTGCCTTTGGTTCCCTTTTTGTAAGGGTTACTACTTCTCCTCTAGAAGATTGAGTTTGATATTCATAACCATCTTTGGTCATCCGTACAATTTCTTCTAAAGCTAATGTACGATTGATTTTAGAGTGTAGATTTATTAACCCAACTTTCTGAGCTAACTCTAAAGTCAGAGCTTCACTCTTCTGAAGTTCTTCAACTTTCTGTTTACTATTTTTAATTAGTGTTTTTAACTGTTGTGCTGTCAACTCAATCTCAAACTTATCTGCAAATAAAGCAGTCATTTGAGGCTGAGATAAATGAGGTTGAATACTTAGTAATAATATTAAAAAATCACGCTGAGTCTGTGTCAGCATGAATGCTTTATTTGTTCCCATAAAAAAAGGTGCCTCTTAAAGCACCCAGTAATTTTAGATATCTGTTATTTGAATCTGTCCTAAATCAGCCCCATAACCTCACTGGAGAGTAGATATAAAGCGTCAAGGTATGTTTCCCCTATCCAGGAATCTATTGACCCTTGCTGCTTATCCTGGAAGTACTCATGTCTCACTATTAACCAAGATTTCTCAGAAGCTGTAAAGTGATATTCAAGGATAGCCCTATGTAATCTACTTAATCCCCAAATTGCAGCCTCAAGTTCAGCAGAATCAATTTGACCAAACAAGCTGTTACCAGGCTTCAATTCACTTGCATCTTTGTAGAGGCGAGGTAAATATTGGTCAACATCATCAAAGGTTCCTTGGAAGAATAAATCTAGGCACTCTTCAAGATTTGTGGAATCAATGTAGCTGGTAATAAGTTGAGTAGTCATAATTTATATCCTTTTATTTATTAGTTAAATTAGTATTAATAATTTGAAGTTAATGTGTTCTCAAATAACTGTTTCCAATCACCTTTTAGATAGCTGCACTCAAGCTCAGTTAATTGTTGAAGTTTTTTGTTTGTGTATAGAGGTTTATCTAAATTAGATTTCTCAGATTCAATAATTTGATTGAAATTTTGATTCATCCAATCCCTTATCTGTTGCTTATCTCTAGCTGATAAAGATTTATCATTTAGATATTCTTGAACTACAGGAAGGATGCCCCAATGATTCCTTTGTTCTGCATAATCTGACCCATAAGTCTTTCTGAATTTGTAAGATAGAGTGCTTTTAGGAATCTTGAAAATCTTAGCTAATGCCCTTAGTGAATACCCTTTTAAAAATAGTTTATAAGCTCTACTAATTACGTTGCTCATTTAAATTCTCTAGCTCCTTTATCTTCTAAGAATAGCTTTTGTATGCTAGTAAAAGGTAGGATATCTATTAACTGAAAGTACCTTAAACGCTGCGCTGTGCTATTAGAAGAATAAGAAATACTGGCTTAAATTTAGACATTAAAAAACCTCCTTATTAGGGAGGCTTCTTATTAGTTAACTATTTGATTTATGCTGCTTTAGCATTCTTTAATTTAAGGATTGGGGTAACGTTATCTACTTTAGTTTTTTTGATTAGTCTTCCAGTTTGGTATGCTTCTGAAATTGAACTGTTTAGTTTACTAATTGTTCGTTGAGCTACTGTAGCTGTGAACTCTGTTTCTAGTTTCTTCTTTAACCAGAAGTGAGACTCAATTGGTGAGTTGTCTACAATGTTATTTACCACCCTCTCTGTGATGCTCTGTAGGTCAATAAAACTTACTTTGACTTTTGCTCCAGGATACAGTTTCTTAGCGTCCTTATTGACTTCCTCAATATAACTTTTTGCTTCCCAGTTAATTCCTTTTGGTGAGGTAAAGATGAATTCAATTGATTTGTTAGGGTACTTTTCAATAGCTAACTCAATATACTTTTTATTAACTAAGGTGGTCTTTACCTCTTGTTCTGAAAGTGTGTGAGCTTTGAGTTCATAGACTTTAATTACTCTAGGTAGTCTCTCTACAAAATCCCATCTGCGGTGGCTACCAGGGTTAAATGTATCAAGGATAGCAACCTCAAACTTGAAACCAACATTTGAGTAAGCAACAAGTTCAATAAGTTGTTTCTGTAAGTCTGGTTCAATTACATGGGAGGATTCTTCAATCTCTTTCTTAACTGAAGTTTCAATAGCTACTGAACCAAGTGTTTGGAAACCTTTAGCAACTTGGGAAGAACCTTGAACTAAGTAGCTGTAAGCGTGTAAAAAGTTACCAACACAAAGTGAATTAATTCGACCTAGTGATACTCCATTTTGTTGTTCATACAACTTCTTGAAGTTAGCTAGTTTATCACCTTCTAATTTCAAACCCTTACCAGCTAACCTTTCTGACGGGCGGTTTTTTTCACCTGTCGTCACTTTAGCTTCAGAACTCCAGTTTCTTCTATAATCATCAGAGTCTAAATCTTTGGCTACACTTAGATCACCCATTAAGTAGTAAGCATTTTGACCATTTATATCTGATACCCATTTAAGATTCTTAGTACGTGTCCATCTGCATAACTCATCAAGAACACTAGGGTCAATTTTAGGTGCGATCGCTTCAATAGCTGATTTCAATTTAGTATCGGAATTTAAAGGAGAATTAATAAGTGTCATTTTATATATTAGTTAGTTTTAATTAGGCCTTTTCCAACCTTCTATATATATGATACTCAGTGTGTGTAGTGAAAATGTAGGCAAACAAATACAGCTTCCTATTTGTGGTAGGAAGCTGTTAATTAGAAACCTGTATGTTGATGTTAGTTACGTTCAGTGAAATCTACAAAGTCACGTTGGAAGTCAACATAACTATCTGCTAGTTCATTTGCTTCTACTAATTGGGGCTGAAAGAATAGTTTACCCACTAGTAACCCAAGTACAAAGCTGAACAAAATCAAAGTGAAAATGATCAGTGTAATAATAGCAATCATTTTAATATTCCTTTATTAATAAGTGAAGGGAAGTTTTTAGGCTTCCCCATTATTCAATTTACTTTAGGGGGTTAACTGTTTCCAATATCAACATTCTGATAACTTCAACAATTAATCTCAGTTGATAGAATTCAAAGTTACCAGGGTATCTAGAATTCTCAGATGTCTTCAGCCCTGCTATATAAGGCTTATTAAATAGTAAACACTTCAAGGTATAAACTAACCCATCTCTGTTATAAGCTACCACCCTGGACTTACTGGAGGTAGTAAACCAATAAGCTGCAATCTCTTCACCTTTGAAATCTTTAGTAAGTAGACGATCAGATAAATTAGACATAAAATTTAGTTCCTTTTTTAATCTTATGTAAATACTATAACTGTTAAGTATAAACAAAAGGTAGGCATGTATTATGCTCACCTACTACTAATACTAATTTGATAAATTGAGGGTAATTAATAAAGGTAATTATTATGGATAACCAAACTGTAGAATATTTTCAAGTAGATGAATCTGGTAATCTAATTACTGATGAGAGTGGGGAACCTATATTATTTGTTAATCCAGATTCCTATAAGTTAAGTGAACCTATTTTAGCTAGGGTTATTAGGCTGCTGAAGGGGATGGTAATTAAACTTTGGTAACTCAAGACTGAAGTAATATTAGCAGCCCCTCTGGGGCAATATAAGGGGGTGAGGAATTATCACTTCCCTTTATTTTTCATGTTTACTTAATAGAGGGGCGTAAACTTTGGCGGCAATCTTAAGTAAACAGCAAACCAGGGAAACCTAAAGGGAAAGGTAAAGGCAGGAAACTAGGGTAAGGAAAGGGTAGGGAAAGTAGAGAGAGAGACTACTAGGGATAGTGATGTAAGTCAATCCTTAGAAGACTTATGCAGCAGCCTTCTTCAGCTTTTTAAGCCTCATCCTGCTCCCTTTAAATATATGTCGGGTTTATTATCATTACTGATAATAAGTAGGCTGAGGTTTTCAACAATAGTGTTGAAAACTAAATAGTATATTCCTCACTGCTGATTAATAAGTAATGAGAAGTTGGGGCGGCAGAGTTAAGGTTTTTTTGCTTAAGAAATCTAAACCTAAATAGACAGCAAACCAAGGGAAAGGAGAGAAGTAGGAGACAGAGGTAGAGAAAGGGAAGGAAAGGAGATATAAAGACTACTAGGGATAGTATGCAAATATATTTCTACAAGTAATATACAGTAATAGTTTCCAGCATTTTCTCCTTCGTCCTGCTCCCTAAATCAATACTAATTATCCCAGTTATTTCAGTGTTAGTTTTGTTATAATTGTAGGATAATAAAACATCAGTATACTTAACTAAAATGACAAATAACAACTCCTGTAATATTGACCATAGCAGCTCTATAAATGATAAGAGTACAGATACACCTTCAGTAGAATTAAAGCCTCCTAAGGTCAAACTGAAGACTAGAAGATTAACTAAAAAGCAAAGGATGATTGAGACGGAGATTATGAATTGTGTGAACTTTACTTTAGAAAATAATGATTATTAACTAAATTTATGAAGTGCCTATTTATTACCATCAATTAGATATTATTTAGTGGCACTTAGTATTATTTAGTGTTATAATGAAAGGAGAGAAAAGAAAATAACTTACTTATTAGAAGACTATGATTCACACTAAATATGTTTCCATTAGAATGCCTGACCAGCTTTGCAATCAGATAGATACTGAAGCAGAGGAAGAGATGTTAAGTAGGGCTGATATTATCCGTAGGGCGTTATTATTTTACTACCAATCCAAACAGTCAGTTTAACTTTTAAGGGGCACCCTAGCCCCACCTACTATTCTCAAATTAGCTAATAAACTTTTAATAAATAAAATGACAAACTTAATTATCTCTAATCAAGATGGCGTTCAATATTTTACAGTGGCATCCACAGGTGAATCTGGTATGAGTCAATCAGGTTTAGCTAGAGCCTGTGGAGTTGATGAGAAGTCTATCAGAAAGCTGATTGAAACTGTTCGGACTAAATCACCCTCTCCAATCCTGGAATCCTTTACTGGTAAGTATTTAGAGGATTTAGTTGTCCGTCATGATGTAAAGTATCACAATGCAACTATATTAAAAGATGTTTTCTGCGCTGCTGTATTAAGTCACTATGCTCAACAAGGTAGAACTGAAGCTGCTGTATCATTGGGTGCTTTTGCTGCGATAGGTATTAGGGTTTACATTCAACAAATAACTGGCTGGAAGTCCCCAGTTGAAGCTACACAACCTAAACTACCTACTTCTTATAAAGAGGCTCTACTGGCTCTTGTAGCGGCTGAAGAAGAGAAGGAAGCTTTGGTTAGTAAAATATCTGAATTGGCACCCAAAGCTGGGATATTTGATGTGATTTCTGAATCAAGTAAACTTCTTTCCTTAAGTGATACAGCTAAAATTATTAATAGTCCTGGGCTTGGACGTAACAATTTAATGCAACTTCTGCGTAGTAAAAAGATACTTCAGCTAACTGATAATACTCCTTACCAAAAATACGTTGATCAAGGATACTTTGTACTGGTAGAGAAGGTTACTAATGTTGGAGTTCAAACAGTAACCAAAGTAACTCAGAAAGGCTTGAGTTTTCTGATTAGGTTTTTACAGAAAGAAGGCTATACAGTACCCGATAAATCTAAGGCTGCTTAAGTCTGGTATCTGATAAATAATCTAATTCAAGGGGGACTTTAATAAGTCCTTTTTTTAATGTTTACTAATGCCTAATTAATGTAATCAACAGTGTGGCCACTTGTAACACAATTTGTTATAATGGAAGCATAACAAACAAATTATATTTACTTTTAATATTATGTCTAAGTCTTATATCATCAGAAAGTTCAGAGCAACAGAATCTACTAAGAATATTATTGATGACCTCCTAGTAAGTTTTACTAGGGCAACTTATGAATTCTTTATTCACCTACTAAATGGTTATGAGTGTAATAAAGAGAATGATGGCTGGACTCCAGTACCAGCTTCTACTATGACTGAAGTTTGGGGTAGAGATAAAGTCGAGTGGGGTTCCTTGATTGAAGCAGGGTTAATAGAAGTCTTAGTATTAGACAAGATTGAATTAGCTAATGGATTTGTACTGGAGCAAACTTACTCCCGCTATAAAGGTTTATGCAGATGCTACAGGGTTAAAATAGATGTAGTAGATGTAATCTATGAAACTTTCCCTAAGACAATTGAGGAAGCTACCAATGCTAAGTGGTACAACTTGATGAAGAATCAAGCAGACAAGGTGGGTACTACTAGTGTGTTAACTGATGACACTAACAATTCCATACCTGTCTTACTTAAGGAGGCTATCCAGTCTATTAGAAGATGTCCTTTTAACTACACCAGCCTTAAGAACTATATAGATAACTTTGATTCTGCTACAACCTTTGGGGGAACTGATAAAGACCGTAGAAGGTTTCAGAATGATAAAAGATGCTTCACTAAAATGTTAGAGACTACTACTCATTTAGAGAATGGGTTAGCAGAATACAGACCAGCTTTTGAGAAGCAGATGTCTGGTAGACTTACTGAACTATTAGGTTGTTTACAAACTGGAACTAAGGAAATGAAGCAAGCAGCTTTTGAAGGGGTAGAAGGTGTCAGAAATTATGACCTAAAATCTTCTCAGGTAAATGGTTTAATTCAGTGGTTTGAATTGGCTAACATTCCTTCAATTGATACTACCTGGTTGAAGAAGTATTTGAAATGTGATAAGAGGGAATATGCTGATCAAGTAGGAGTTGAGGTAGGTGTTTGGAAGAGTTGCTTCCTAGCTTTGATTATGGGTGCTAGCTTAGTCAAGAACCCTACTAAGGATGACTTTGTTAAACCTGACCTAGCTATCATGAATTATCTTTTAGAGGCGGCTGGTGAGGATGAGGAAGTAGCTCTTCAGTATTATGTTAACTTCTTTGCCTTGGTAGCTCCACTCAAGAAAAGTATTGATGCTTGGCAGAAATGGTTAATTGAGAAGCATATTCCTACTGTGGCTAATTATGCTAATGGTAAGCAAACTGTAATTAATAAGACAGGTGTAGTATTTAGATTACATGAGTACAAAACTCCTGAAGGTAAGTGGACTGACTTGAACACTTTAAAGAGAAGACTGTCAGCTTTCTTCTTACAGGGTAATGAGGCTGCTTTTATACATCACCTAACTTGCGTGTCTAAACACTATGGTTATGAGGTAGTAAGTAATGCTCATGATGGTATTGTGACGATTGGTGAGGTACCTATTGAGGCAATTGACTATGCTAAGGAGGCTTCAGGGCTTGTGTATGCTCAACTAGAAGAGAAGCCATTCTGTGATTAATTCATCCCCTGCGGGGGCATAAGGGGTCAGGTAAACTTAGGGTGAGCTTAGTAGTAAACTGAGCCGCCCTTTTCAATAGCAAATTTGCAACAAACTAAGGATAGAGGAGGGAAGGCGAAGGGGTAGGGAAGTATAGGGAAAAGGGAAGGTGGAGGGAGGGAAATAAGCTATCTAGGGATAGTATGCAAATATATTTCTACAAGCTTTACTGTATATATCTTCTAGCCATTTTCTCCTTCGTCCTGCTCAAAAAATCACCCTCAATTCAGGCTCCACAAATCAAGGTATCTGTGCTGCGATCGCACCCAAATTAGTCAACCAATTATAGTAAACTTCACCATAATTAAACCAAGCACAGTAAAGCTTAACTCAGGAATCTTTAGTGGGTAAACACTAAAGAAAATTGGTAAAGTTTACTATTTAAATTCCCTTGTTTCAGGCACCTGTAATTAAGGAATCTGTAGTGCGATCGCAGGTGAAGAAACATAAATGGTGTAGCCCAATAATAAACTCAATCACTTAATTTAACATCAATAGGGTCACTGTGACTTGACCAAGACAAATCTAAGTCTACAGGGAAGTCCCCAGTTTTAAGTTTAGCTTCAATGTCTAAATCTCCATCAATAGTTAAAGATTTGCTAACTTCTCTATAACTAATCTCAGCACATTCAAAGGTTGTAATTGTTCCACCAAGCTGAGAGATGATATAGTTCTTTAGCAGGCTTAAATCAAAATCCTTTATAACTAATTTTCTTTCCCCTTTTAACTCAATTGTAATCTTGTCATAAGATTTTACATCAAACTTGGAGTCCATATCGAAGCCCAGATTTAAGTCAATTTCAGGTACTTCTTTTCCAGTAATTTTAGTATAGCGTTCAGCAGTTTTAGTTCCTTTAGAAATAAAATTTACTTCTTCAACTTCAAAATGAACTGATTGTATTTCTGAGATATCAATAATCCACTCATCATTTAGAGAAATATATTTACCCATTAGTAAATGCCTCCTATTTACTTATAATTACAAGCTCATAGTACATCATATTACTTAGAAAACACTACAACTTTTTAATACCAACCAACCTAATAGAAATCTCTCTATTAGTGACAGGTTAAGAGAAACTAGATTATTAAACTTATGGAGTGCCGCATCATCAGGCTAATCCTCTTCAATAACCAATATTACCTCTCAGACTAGTAGTACTCCTAAGAGCCTTTCATCTGAGTTTGACTTATTGAATGTATCCGCTAGTTGTACTCCTAAGAGCCTTTTGCAAAATACAGTTACTGAATGTTTGACCTAATGGTTAAGCAAGCACGTGCTGGCTTCAGTATAGGTTACAAATTTAACTTTGTCACTCTAGTCATTCCTATTTTTGAAGGCTATAATGTACCAACTTACTAGTCACACAGGGTAACTCCCATCTGCAGATGAGTTGCAGTTTAACTGTGTAAAACACCAAAGGGTACGGCCCATTTCTTAAGGATGGTTGAACGTTAACTTTAGTGTGGCTACTTTATGAATAAGCAGACCCAGCTAGGTTGACCTCCTTTCTTAATTAATTGCTCTAGTGAGTTACCAGGGGCAAGCCATCTTCAATGTGCGATCGCTGCAGGTCTAGTTTCCCTGAGTATAAATACTTCTGAAGTTTGGGCGGCACTATTAATAGAGAGAAGAGAAGAGAAAGACAACTAAAGTAGATTGGTAAGAACATAACTGAAATAGAAATCTCCCAATAGGGAACTGAATAATATTCTACCTATCTCAAACCTTTAAGAAATCATAGGGGCAGATAAATTCAGTCTCAGTTTTCTATTTTAATTTACTTAATATGTTAACTATTAGGTTTACTAACAATAGTATATTCATAAACAAAAGTGATTAAACACCCCTTAACAATAGTATCCATTTATGAAGGTTACTTTGAGTAAAACCTAAACTTCAGTGTTATTTACCCTACTTTCCAGATCAATTCCCTTACCTCTCCAGCCTCCTCTACAAAGCTCAACAGTATACACTTACTGGATTGTAGGTATGTTTGCATTAGTTCAGGTTAAGACTGTTTCAGGGTCTATATAGATCTGGTACTGGTTTTTTAGAACCTCTTAAAATTAACAGAACCAGATAATTTATACCCATTATTTCCCTAGCATACATTCCTTATAGTGGTGGAAAGTCAAGAGACTAATTATTTTTTACACTTTTTCTGGTTATATTTTCAGTCAACTGATATAGCCACCTGGTATTTGGGCAATCTAAGTATAGAGATCCAAATAGTGATAAAAATGAGACTCATTAAGTTTCTGTTACCTGCGATCATGGCTTTTATAGCAGTTTCTCAAGTAGCCCTAGCTAATGACCCTTGTTCTTCCATAGCCTCTAGAGAACCTAGTCAAGAAACTAGAAAGTTTGAGAACAAAGAACTTAGTTTTCAAGCTCCTTCTAACTTCAGAATAATGCTTACTATGCAAGGATTAATGATTCATAGTCCTTGGAGCCATGAAGTTTATACATGTCAATTGAATTCTAAATACGGTTCAGGATATGTAGAAAATGGAATTGTAGTAAATCTTATGATTCCAGAACAGGCTACTGAACTTGTCAAAGGTCTATATCAAATAGACCCTCAAACTGTAGAGACTACTTACCCTGGAACCACAGCTAAAATGTTTGTAGTAGCAGGCCCAGAATCAGCGAGTGCTTATGTTTTGTTTATCAAGAATGAGAAAGTAGTTTCAATTGAGATTCCAGTAAATTCTAATGATGATGGCACTGGCTCAACTGAAATTCCTGAAATTCATAAATCTACTGTAGATTTGATTATGTCCACTATTCAGGTTAAATAAACTACAAAATTAAGTTTTCTCTTCACCTTCTACAGGTTCATCATCTTTTACTTTATTTTCTTCATTAACATCAAATAAACGTTGCCAGATTGCATTATCCATTCTTTTAACAACGGTTCCAAAAAAATTAATCTCAGCACCTTCTTCTAGTTGAGAAAGTAAATCCGCTAAAGCCTTAGAATCCATAATGACTACTTTTGTTTGGTTAATGTTTATATTAAAGTTCAGGCAGCACAGGTTTTTTAATTGAGCCTAGATAATGCTTAAAAATGACATCAGGGCTATTGCCAACGATAGCGGCTACATCATGAGGAGGGATACCACTACTAATACAATGAGAAATAAAAGTAGACCTACAATTATATAAAGGTCTATGAGGAATACCTAACTTTTCTAAAGTTTTCTTCCACATACGTTGAGAAAGATTATGGTCATCAAGTTCTAGACCAGTAGGAGTAGTAAACACCAAATCTTCAGGATTACCTTTGCTTCTATTACAGAGAGACTGATAAAGTTTATTATTGATAGGGACAACCCTATATTTAGTTGTCTTGGTAGTCTGCCTTTTCCTTTTACTAGAGTTTCCCTTATCTCTATTCAGGACTTCATAAACATGAATTTCTCTTTTATCTAAATCAATATCCTGCCACCTCATTCCTATGGCTTCTGATATACGCAGCCCACTATTTAGGAGGAATAGCACAAAGTCATAATAATGAGAGTAGTGTGGGTCATTATAGAGGTAGTCTAGTATTCTATTTACCTCATTAACGCTGAAGGGTTTAGGTCTAGGTTTCTCCCCAACGCGTAGTTCAATAGTTTCAAATAAATCACGCCTCAGAACCTTAAGTATAGTCAAGTACCTTTTTTGACTAGAAACTTTAAGTCCTTTATCATCAAGCCATTTCATAAATTCTTTAGCTTGAGCAGGAGTCCTTATTTCCTCTTTAAACTTCTTTAAGTTCCCCAAGAGAGAATAGTCAGCAGCAGAATAATGCTCTATCAGTCTTTGCTCTAATAACTTTAATAGAGGAGGCTGCTTAGGTTTAGGGGTAGAGTTACCATTAGAACCATTACCATTACCAGTATAGGATAAACCCTCTAACCAACTTTTGTACTTATGAAGAGTAGTGTCAAAGTTTCCTGACAGGCTATCTTGGTATACTAGTCTAGCAATATACTCCATTTTGGCTTTGTCTACTGCGTCAGTCCATTTACCCCAGGTTAGGGAGTAAGTGTCACCTTCATAGCTCCAGCGCAGTAAACAGCTATCTCCATTCTGCCTAACTTTAATTGGTCTCAT